GCGGCTCATCCCCTGGCCGACAATCCCCCGGATAGTGATGACGGCCACCCCGGCTGGGGTGATCGCCATCGGCTCCCGCTGGATGACGAGATCGGCGAAGTCCTGATCCAGCTCATTGGAGCGGGGCAGGTCGATCCGCTGCGCCACCAGGGCGCGGATCGAGGCATGGGCCGTGGGGGTGATAAGCCACGGCTTGAAGTTCACTAGTTCATTGATCCTCTGGAGTCTCATGGATGTCGTGGGGGTTGGGATCGTCGTCGGGGTCCTGGTCGTCGTCGCCCTTGCCGATCTCGCCGTCCGGCTGTTCGTTGGGGCCGAGCATCGTCATATCCCGGTCGTCGATGTGGATGCCGGTCTCGGCCTCGACCTCGGCCTGGATGCGCTTGCGGAGGACGATGCTGTAGGCCCGCGCCCGCCAGTGCTGTTCCTCGGTGCGCCCGTTGAGGGTGGCCTGAAGCTCGCCCATGTTGACGAACCCGAGCTTGTAATCCTCGCGGGTCTGCTGGGCGTCGCGGCCCGTGTCGACGGTGATAGTTGGCGGAAGGGTGAACTCCCATTTCCACCAGTCATCGGAGGGAGGAAGGAGGCCCAGCTTGACCGCTTTGCAGACGGCGTACCGAATCTTGATCCGGGCGGGACGGCGCAGAAGGTCCTGGCGGTCCTCGATGGTTCGCCGCGCCTTGGCGGTGACGAGGCGGACGTTTGCGCCGCCGAGTTTGGACGAGTCCCAGGCCAGCTCGTACGGCCAGCTAATGCCCGCGAAGGAATTGCGGAGGAGCCGGTCCTGGAGGTTGTGCCAGGAGGCGGCGGGGCGGTCGAATTGGAAGGATTCCAATTTTGCCCCGCTGTTGGAGCGGAAATACCGGGTCGCCCCGCCGTCCAACATCTCGGTATAGAGGGCGGGGATGCCCACCGTCTGTTGGGTGACGCCGAGGGCGATGGAGGGATCGGACTGGTCCGGGCCGCCGTCCTCGTTGTATTCGAGGAGGCCGATGGCGGAGGCCAACATGCACGCCTGCTTCTCGAAGCCCTGCGTCGCCATCAGATCTCGGAGGTCAAGGAGGGCGTGGGTGAAGCCGGGAAGACCCCGGCTTTGGTCGAACCAGAGGGGGTCGAAGACGTGGATCAGATCGAGGGCAGAGACGAACTGATTGTCGTCCTTGTCGTCGCCCAGGACGTGGTAGGCGACGGGACGGCCCACGGCGTTGAAGACGATGCCATTTTCGATGCGGAGGCCGTCGTAGGGGCCACCCACTACCCGGTCATCTCGGAGAGTGTCGGGGTTCCCGATCCGATGGGCGGGGATGTTCTGGATGGCGGGATAACCGCCGTCGAATTCCGTGAGGTAGATGCCGAAGTCGCCGTCCCGGTCGGCGGCGACCGACTCCAGGAAAAGGTCGGTCTGGAAATTGAACATGGAGCCCCGGACGTTGCAGATGGGGTACCATTCATTAACGAGCCATTCGGTCGCAGCGTCGCCCCAGGCTTTGTCGGCACCGGTGAAGACGGGGAGCCACTGGCGGCCCACCGAGTACATGGCCTTGTCGACGATGGCCCCCTGCGCCGGGCCGAGGTTGGCGAAGAGCTTACGCGAATCGGAAACGAGCCGCCGCCACGCATAGGTCGAGATGTCCCGGTCGATGTCGCGGGCCTGGACCGGCCAGTAGGGACGCTTCCCCGCCCATGGCTGGGCGGCGTCGAACATGCTGGTGGAGATCGGCGCTCCGTACGGGTCAACCAGCATAGGCGTAGCTCCACCGCCCATAGGTGCGGGAGGGAGTGGGGGAGGAGACGAAGGCCGTCAGGTCGTCTACCGTGGCGGTGGGATTCGGGCCGATGGCGGTCTGGATGAGCGCCCAGGTGCGGCGGGCGACCTCCGCGATGTCGGAGACGGTCCAAGCCGGATCGACCTGCCAGCCGAAGGTTTTCCCGTTGAGGGAAACATTGATAAGAGCTGCGCCGTTGGCCTGGGCGACGGTGAACTGAGCCGCCGCAAGCTGCTCGCAGAGGGTGGCGGCCTGGGTCCAGTCCTTGCCCGCCGAACAATAGACCTGGAAGGCGAAGGTTTTGACGTTCACCCCCGAAGGGGCGTGTCAATTGGGGGAAATCTGCGACTAACGATTGTCCGCTAGGGACGAGCCCTCAAATCATCAAATTCGACTTCGTATTTAGTCCGCGAAATACGAGCTTGCTTGATCGTGACATGCGCGTAGCCGTCGTCCTTCAAATAGCCGATCATTTGATCTCGGTTGGCAGAAGTGATCCGCGCTCCCAAGATCACCTCGACAAGGCAAGTTTTTGAAAAGGGAATCAGCCCATTTGTTGGCTTAATGACGCGGACTTCCTGTTCGTATTTCCAATGTTTCGATTTGGCCAGAGCGCCCTTTTTAATGATACCACTTTGATCTTTGAGATACTGAAACGCAGGATATTCGTCGACGTAATCAACTTCCAAAGGGGGGTTGAAGAAGCCAGGGTCTTTTAAAACGTCAAAGGCTAAAACGAATCCAGTATGGTTCTTCGCGTAATGCGACCACATGAGAATGTCGTCGTATCGCTTCGAGAGACACAATAGGCCGCGATTTCCGAACGAGAGCTGTTTTGCCTTTTCCAGCAACTCTTCGATCAGTCCGGGTTCTTGCGCTCCCTTAAGGGCAATGAAGGATGCCTGATGAGATGGCATTCCAGCAGAGGTCAGATAATCGAAGACTTCATTGGCAGTATATCCGCCTTGATCGAATATTTGGCAATCGAACGGGTCATTAAATAATTCTGGTTTAGAGAAGTAGAGTGAATGATCCTCAAACAGCGATTTAGTAAATTCGTCAAAGGAACGATAGCGGTATAATACCCGCTGCATTTTGCCGCTTTCGATAAGCTCTACGATTAGATGGTCAGTAGAGGGATGGGCTGTTTGCACATTCCTATGGTGCTGGTTGGCTTCTTCAAGTCGATAGCGTTTATTGCTCATAACGCACGTAGCGAGCGATCACTCATGCGATCAATGCGGCATCGATCCCTCCTAGCACCCGCATCATGTAGGCGACCGCAACCTGCATCGCCTCGCAATCCCACAGGTGGTTCGGGCGAATGCGAACCCATCGAACGCTGACAGCCTTGGTCGTCTTGTTGACCACCTCCCGCTTCACCTCCGAGTCGATCTGGGCGAAGTAATCGTCCCCGATGTCGTGGGCAACCTCCCAGGCATGGCCGAGGCCGCTGCGGAGCTGGGAGAGCTTGTCTTTTACTCCCTCATTGGCCCAAAAGATGTACCGGCAGGCTGCGCCCAGTCCGAGCCGCGCCTCGTGGACGGTGGAGTAAAGCCGCGTCTCGGGACGACCCTTCTTCTTGGGATAGTGTTTGAATCCCGCCTCGCCGGAGCCGTGAAGCGCCGTCCAGCCGAACTTGGCGCACTGCTCGTAGACGAGAGGCGTGTCATACTGGGCGTCGACGAACGTGAAGGTATCCTTCACCTTCAACCGGAGCTGAAGTTCCCGGATCGATTCAAAGGTGAGGAGCTTCCCGGCCCACAAGGCGCGGCTGCTCCCGTCCGCCTTCCAGGCGCGGATCACCGCCCAGAAGTGGTCCCGCTGCTTGTCGACCGTGAGGAAACGGTAGAATTCGCCATCCCATGGCTGGCCGTCTGCATAGTCGAGGACCGAATAATCCGAGCCAACGAGGCGGGCATGGGGAGCTTCTTCCTCATCCTTCCAGAACCCGGCAAGCCGCTTTTGGATGAACTGCTTTAGCGGGAGAATGTCTCCGGCCCGCTTCGCGTCCTGTGCCTTGATCCATTCGAGAACCAGGTCGGCCCACGAAATCCACCACACCGCCATCGCCGGATACCGGAAGCTGAGATTGCCCTCGATGGCATTGGCGTTGCCGGGTCGGTAGCCCCCTGCGTCGCTCAGGAGACGTCGGTTGGCGTCGGTGTTGGGGAACGCCTTCGCGCAGTCAGCGCACTCGTAACGGACGGAGCGGGCGATAGTGCCCCAGTCCCATTCCCCGGAGGGGAGCTTCGCCTCGTCATATTTGACCGAGGACCATTTGTACGGCTGCCACGCGGAACAGGCCGGACAGGTGAACCCGTATTCCCGTTGGTCCCCCGCCAGGAACTCATCGTGAAAATCATCATCCTCATCGCTCCCCTGGCTGACCAGGATGGTGAGGCGGTTCCAGCGGTCGTGATGCCGCTTCTTGAGTTCGCCGATCATCCCCCGCCTCCAACGCCAGCACTCGTCTCCGTAGCAATACCGGATCGACTTTTCCTGAAGGTTGGTCCAGTTCGCCCCGCCGACGAAGAGGGGCATGTGGGGGAAGAAGATTTCGGTCTTCCGTTTAGCGTGGCGGTCCTTGGGAAAGAGCGTCCGCACCGCCTCGATGGCCTCCAGCTCTGGCATGAGGCGGCTCTCGACCCACTCTTTCGCCGTCTCGTCGGTCTGCCCGGCGATGAGCATCGGCCCCGGTGCCTGGGCGATGACGAAGGGGATCAGGAGTTCGAGGAGGGTGGTCTTGCCGCCGCCCGTGGGGGCGACGACGACGATCTGGCGGGTGTTCAGATCCCCGCAGGCGTCGAGGATGTCATTCAGGAACCGGGCCATGCCCCGGTCGAAATCGACGGAACGGGCCGAGTGGGGAAGCTTGGCGTGTCCTTCGAGCCAGTCGCAGACGGTGCCGTCGAAGGCGAGCTGAAGGCCCGTGGCGAAGCCTTCGATCCGGGAGGTCACTTCGCCCCCAACTCCCGCAGGATATTGACCTTCAGCTTCTCGATGCGCTGGTGGAGCTTTTCCCGGACGGCGACGGGGGAGAGCCCGGCCAGGACGGAGGGCATGTCGTTGAGCAGCGCCGCCAGTTCGGCGGTGAGAACGGAGCCGATGCGGATGCCGTCCTCGCGGACCTCGGCGCGGGAGACGAGTTCACCGGCCTCCCGCTGGTTGCGGAGGTGCAGGCGCTCGCATTCGAGGAGCACCTTCTTCAGCTTGGCTTCTTTGATGTCGGTGCAGTCGCGGAAGCTGTCGGGGAGATTTTTCTGAGCGCCCAGGATGGACGCCATCTTCTTCGGATCGTCGAGGGGATAGCCTTTTTCCATCCACCGTCGAACGGTGCGGGTGTCTACGCGGTACTGCTCGGCGTAGTGGCGCTGGGAGGCGCGGTAGGCGGTTTTGCGGGGCATCCTGCCCCAGGCGGCGTGTCAAAGGAACCGGACATAGCGGACAGAATGAAAATCGGCCTACCCACGCCGACTGACCGCAAGACACCAAAACTGCGCTTTTCCCTCCGGGCTAATAGATTCCTTACCGGGCGGGGTATTTAGCGTGATTTCGGCAGGCATCGGGATCATCAAGGCCGCACCATCGGCCCTACGCTGTGGGCGGTCGGGCTCGGTCGTTGAAACTTGTGGTATTCCCGATGTCAACGGATGTTGGATGGAACGCAGGGAGAAAAAC